ATATCCATTACCGATTACAATATCTGCGGCGGTAACTAACGCAACATTACTTCTAGAAACATAATCTTGTACCCAAGCGCTTCCATTTTTACTTCTGTAACCAACTCTAGGACTAGTTGTTTTGCCTGTTGACATTTTAAGAGCCATCATACTCCAAGATATTGATGAGGTTGTCCCCTCCATAAATGCGTAATCGTAAGCTGGTGATAAACGACTATAGTAACTAAAAGCCGAATTACCTTCCCAAGTTATTGCAATTTCTTGTTCGTATGATTGATTAGTTGTTCCATTTTTTTGAAAAATTGTTGTTCTGGTACCTCCTTGATTACCATAAACCCACAGTACAACAGTACAATCACCACCTAAATCAACTAATGAATAGTTAGTACTACATTGCCAATACCCTGTCCCATTGAATTGAAATCCTTTAGCGCCATTTAATGTTGTTAATGGTGTCATGGCGCCTTGATAATCAAACACTAAACCATTAATTAAATCAAACCACTGTCCATCAGTACTTTGATTATGACTTGAGGTGTTATGGGGTATGAGACATAAAGATAAACTATCAGTAACAATCGCCCCTGGTTCATTATTTAATAACATGGTATCGGACCTACTTATAAAGTAATTATTACATTGAGATATTACGGTAAATGTTTGTCCAAATAAAGTATTAGTTAAAAGTATTAATTGTGAGTCAGTTGATGCGGTGTATATCTTAGGTTGGTTAGTACCACTTCGAGCAACATATAATGTGTATCCGCCAAGAACAGGTGTTATACCGTGGTAATAACTAGTTCCACTAGTTGGTCCTTTACCAACATCTCCAACACCTAAATAAAAATTACCTTTTTTTAAAGCTAAAGGTAGTGTTGTAAGATTGTAGTTAACTGATATCGCCATTAGAATATTTTATATCAATAAATATATTCATTTTCGTTTTAAATAAAAAAGGAGACCGAAGTCTCCTTTAGGGCCGACAGGATATGTCAGGTTCCACCACCTTGTTTTTCTAAACAAGGAAACATTGTTTTATTTGGTAACTAAAGCCTCGATTTTGCTTTTCGCGTGGTCAGCCAAATTGTACTCATTAGTTGATGTAACAATAATTGAATCCTTCAAAAATTTGTAAGGGATGTTGATTAAGAAATCGATTCCGTTGAAGAATGTTAAATCATTCTTTAACTCCAAACATCCACTAACCATCTTCAAAAATAATTTGAATTGGATTCCGTCAATAAACGTTTCATTCAAAAGTTTACCAAATTTCTCGTTCTCGATTCTAATGTTATATGTCTGTGTGTTCATATCTTTAATTGTTTCTACAAATATACGGCGTTTTTTACAATTCTCCTAATTTTTCTACTAAAGAAGTTAAATTAAATTCTGTTGGTACAATAATCTCTTTATTAATAAATTCAATCTTATCATTAACAGAATCATATCTGTACCCTAAAACAATCTTGGTTCTATTAAGATTAGTTACTGTAAAGAAATTAAATTCGTTTTGTTTTGTTGGTGTTCCAAAATCAATGATTGAAAATCTAAACATACTCATTAGTTCTCTAAAAGCACGACTTCTAATATCTTGTTTAAGTAATCGAGCCTTTTCCTGCTCCCATAAAGAATCAACATACTCAATTACTTTCTTAGCAACAGTTCTACCTGATTTGTAGTATGGGCCTTCAGTATAATCTAATGAAGTTCTAATTTTAAACCCCAAACTTTTTTGTCTCCAAGAACCTCTTGGGGTAACATGTTGTTCACTAACATCAATACGAACTTTACCACTTGACACTACTTCAGGTAATTTACCTGTGTATTTAATTTCACAATCAAAATAGTTTAATGTAAATGTTTCTACAGGAAAATTATCAATCCAAACTTTATAGTCCGCAGAATTTGGTTTCTTAACCAATTCAAAATCTGGAGATACTTTAACCATATCATTATAAAAACCTTCAAAAACTTTTTGGTTATCATCAGTCGCCAACTTTAGTTGGTCATAATTTCTTAAAGCAATACGTTTAGCGTCTTGATATTTAGTTTTTGCAATTTCTTTTTGGGTTAATGTCTCTGTCATAGTATCGGTGTTTGTGAATACAAAGATACAAAAAATTTTTAAATACCACGCATAATTTCTCTATTAATATCTCTTTCTTTAATAGATTCTCTCTTATCATGTAATTTTTTACCTTTACCTAAAACTATTTCCATCTTTAATAATCCCCTATCATTTGAAAATATTCTGTACGGGACTAATGTTAACCCTTTAACAAGTTCTTTTTGTAACTTAATAATTTCTTTTTTCTTAAGTAATAACTTTCTATCTCGTAATGGTTCGTGAGTGTACGCCATTTTATATTCAGGAATGTTCATTCCTTTAACCACTAACTCGTTATTAACAAAAAAACAATAAGCATCAACTAATGATACTTTACCACTACGAATTGATTTAACCTCAGGTCCAACCAATTTAATACCAACAATTAAAGTTTCAATAAATGAATATTCAAATTTAACTTTACGATTTATTATGTTGATTTGATTTCCCATAAAGCAAAGATAGTAATTAAAAATTAAAAACCCTAACAATTTTTACACTGTTAGGGTTTAAATATTAACCAACTTAAGAAAGGGGGTTGTTGGGCTCGTAAATGATAAATATAATGTTTTTTTAAAAAGTTTACTTTTAATATAAAATTTATTTAATAATTTCTATTTTAATTAAATTGTATATTTATGGATATGATAATCAGTATAAAAAATAATAAATTTAAAGTTAAAACCGTTGTTTCGTCCAAAGATACTCAAAAGGGTATGATGGGTAGAAAATTTGACAATACCTTTAATGGTATGTTATTTTTAATGGGTGATGATGAACATTGTTTTTGGATGAAAAACTGTATCATTCCATTAGATATTATTTTTATTGATGGTAATACTATAATTGAAATCCATAATAATTGCCAACCGTGTACCACAGAAGATTGTAGTAATTACTGTGGTGAAGGTGATATGATTTTAGAAATTATGGGTGGTACCGCAAAAAAATTAGGATTACAAATCGGTGATGAAGTTAATTTTTAACCTTCATTAATTTTAGACTGTAACACATTCACCAATTCTTTTTGAACCATTTTAGTAAACTTCACATAAGGAGAATCATCTGACTCAGCATTATATTTGTACTTTCCTGCTGGTGGTCTTTTAGACCTACCTAAATAACTAAGACCCGATATATTAGTGATACATTTGTGTCCACCACTATTAGCCTGAATTAAATCCCAAGCATTAATCGTAACACCATCTAACATTTTCATTTCTTCCTCACTTAATTCAGTAAAAGGAATTTCCATCATTTTACCAATTTGTGTTAAATGTTCTTTACCATTCTCCATTGTTTTAAAATTGTCCCCATATAATGCGACAAAGTCTCTAAATGTAAATCCAACTGATTCAGGACCAAATCCTTTTGAACCTTCAGAAATCCATTTAATTGTTGATAAGGGTATTTGTCTTTCTTGTAATTGTGTTTCCCATTTAGCAAGTACTTCCTGAGCAATCTCACCTAAGTTAACACCTTTTAACTCACGTTCTTTTTTATAAGGATTACAAGACGCTTGAACTAAACCTAATGGCCAAGCAATAACTAAGAAATCAGCGTCAGGGTTATTTTTGAAAGGTGTGTATCTATCATAAGAACCAGGTTTCATCATACTACCACCTCCGTATTGAACAATAATGTTACCCTCAATTTTAACATTATGGTGGTTTTTCATTTGGTCAATATAACCTTCTTTGTTTTTCTGTAATTCGGGTACAGTGGCGTAACCTTTCTCAATCATGATTCTTTTTATGTTAGTAACAAGATTCATAAGTGATGGGGTACCAACCATAACAAGTTCTTCTAAGAACCCTGGTTTATTTTTAAACGCCAATAATAACTTATTAGCAACTAAACCTAAGGCAGTTTTGTTTTTACTCAAAGATTTTTCTTTATCTAATTTGAATAAGTAATTTATTACTTGGTCAACAGTTACTTCGTTAGCTGCGTAATTAGCAGAGTCAACCATAGATATTAATTGAATGTCTTCAGGTGAAAATATTTCATTAGGTGATACAACTTGAGATATTGTTTCAACATTTGAACGTGAACTTCTAAATGAAGTTGATTTAGTATCTTCCGCCCCCGCTTGTCTATCGTGGTGGTCTGTATGGATAACAAACATTGGTTTACCGTGAGCGAAATCCACAAGTACTGGCATAATATCACCTTGTGCATCGTTCTTCTTTACAGAGAACTCTTTATCCCCATATTGAATAACGTGAGCGTCAACAACTTTAATCCCATTATCCTCAAGGTATTTTTTCATCGCAATTGCGGTTGTCACGCCATCTAAATCTTGGTGAAAATAAATCTCAGCTTTAGAATAACGTTTAGCTAACTTATTGATATCTCTAATGCCACTTTCTTTAATTAATTTTTTCATACTAACGCTTTTCCTCCACCTAATAGTGAACCAATTAATGATGTGAATGCGTCTGTTTTAACCACAGTTGACGCTGATTGTGTTGCAGTAGATAATGATGGTACAACTGAATTTCCTGTCGTTTGACCTGCGGCAAACTCTTGGTTCCATAAACTTTGTGATTCAGGTGTCTCACTATATTGATTAACTCTTTCCTCTAAATTAGGGACTATATTTTCTAATTCCTCAGGACCAACAAAGTTACCAATACCTAACCAATCTAATAAACCTAAATACCATTTAGTTCTTCTCATTAACGACCTTGTTGCTCTATTACCAAATAGACGACCCATACCACCTGAGATATATTTACTTGACATTGATTGTAAACCTCCTTTATAATCTCTAAACCCTCTGAAAGATTGGTCTTTACTCATTTGTTTTAGTAATTCCTCTTTTTCAACCGCACTTAAGGCTTTTTCACTTTTCATAACACCTTTACCAATTTCAGTTCCTGCTTTCATTTCTTTTCCAGCTTTTCCAAAAATTTGAACGTACTCTTCAACAACTTTAACTAATCCAGACCCTAACATAGGAACTCTACCAACAGAACCTTTTAAAAAGGTAACTAATTTCTCACCCCAACTCGGAGCGGTCTCAACCATCTTAGCAATAGGTCCACCAGCTCTTCTTGCAGTACCCGCTATTTTAACGGCATCACCTGTTAAGGCCGCCGCTTTAAATGCTTTAGCGGCACCACCACCTAATTTCATAACACCAATAACAGGTTTAGCGATAAGGTCACCTAAGTAAGGAACCGCAGAGATTAATGAAAGAAGTGCATATAATTTATCACCTTGTCTCCAGTAACTAATACCATTAACAATATCAACAACGCCTGTTGGGTCAAAGATACCAACAATATCCCCAACGGTATTATACCATTTAGATTCTTTGATTAATTTGGCTTGTTCAGGGTATATTTCTTTTGCAAATTCAACAACAAACATTTTATCTTCTTTAGATAATTTGTTCCATTTTTCTTCGAGAATCTTATATTGTTCCTCTTTATAAATTTGAACTATTCTGTCTTTTAATTCAGACTCAGTAAGTTTCATTCCTTTCATGTGTATTTTTTTATTATAAATATCATGAAAACAAAAAAGAGGATGTTAAATCCCCTCTTCGTTAAATTCTAATTCAATTTGTTTTTTCTTATCCACAAATAGTTGGACTCTTTTTTTAGCAACTTCCGCATAATTTTCAGACACTTCAATACCAATCCATCGTCTATTTAATGTTTCAGCGGCAACTAAACTAGTTCCAGAACCAACAAATGGGTCCATGACAATCTCATCTCTATACGTTAATATTTTAATAGCCCTTGTTGGAATGTCCATTGAGAATGTCGCTTTGGTCATTTGTTTGGTGTCGGCAAAATAACTCCATTGTCCGTATACTAATCCCATAAACTCTTTTTTGGCTTCATCGGTATACAATACTTTCTTTTTAAATGAACCATTTTCCTGTTCAATATCATTTATAACCCCGACCCATTGTGGTATACCTTTATTTTGTTTCTTAGAAACGGTTTTGTAGGCTAATATGACACATTCTTTAGGATTATAAATGTAAGGTGATGACGGTGACATCCAACTACCCCAAGCCGTTGTCTTACTTCTATGAGGTGAATCCTCATTAAGGTCGACCAACCCGTAAAATTTAAAACCAACCTCTTTCATAACACCCCAAAATTCAGCCATGAATAAAACTCTACCACCTCTATCTTGAACGTTAACTTCATAAGGTATGTTGATTGCAACTCGACCATCAGGTTTTAGTGTTCGATAAACCTGAGATAACCAATTCTTGGTGAATTCCCAATACTCATCCATCTTAAGTCTGTCATCATGATTGTCATACTCAATCCCTACATTGTATGGTGGGGATGTAACAACTAAATCAATCGTATTATCATCCATTGTTGACATAACACTAACACAATCACCATTTACAACTTTTCCTATATAATTTTCTGTCATTTTATTTGTTCTCTATTTTACTGTATGCGTCACAGTTTACTGTTTCTGATGATTTACAACTACTAAGAATTACCATTAAACTAATTATTAATCCAAGTATAATTAAAATTAACGAATACTCAAAAACTTTATAATTATTTTTTACTTGTCTTCTTGAACGTCCTTGCCATTCATTACGATTCCATTTCATTGTTAGATAGTGTTTTAATGTGATGTTGTAAGTACCATAAAGCTTTTTTAAGGTCTTCTAACTCTTTTTCTTTATTTTTTTTACCCGCTCTTGAGATATATTTTACAGTATTCCCTAATGAAAACCCTAAACCCCAAGCATCAATTACTTTGATGGCTTCGTAAAGATTATCTTCACCCCCATAATGTTGTGGATGGTCTACCTGCTCACTCATATTATTAATTTTTATTGTCAATTGATTTTGGTTTGACATATGCGCTAGAATTGGTCATTTCTTCTGATAATTCATATTCATCATCATTTTTGTACTCATCCAAAAGTTCTTCTGCGGTTGGTATTCCATTGTATTTAGATTTTAAATCATCAAAGTTTTTAGTGTTAACGTTTGAATACATATTATTTAACGTAACAGATAACTCATCCGCCATATCAATAGTATCACTTATCACCTTAATAACCTCGTATGGGTTTGCATTAGATGCTGGTCTTCTATCTTCAACATAACCTTTCCATAATTCGGCAACGGACCTTGGGACTCTAATTGACGCCCCTCTGTCACTTACACCCCAACTAAATTTGTGAATTGATTGTGTTTCATGTTTACCAGTTAATCTAAGATTATTATCAGAACCGTAGACTTCGATATGTTGTTCTCTTCTTGATTCAAGAGCATTAAATAATGTTTTGAAATAACTTTCCCCACCAACTTCCCTCATCTTTTTTGTTGAGAAGTTTGTGTGTAATCCTGAACCATTCCAATCTCCTGAGGTAATTGGTTTTGGGTGATAGTTAATATGATATCCGTATTTCTCAGATAATTTCTCCATCAAATATCTTGACATCCATAAATCGTCACCAGCTTTAATCTTACCTTTAGCAAACACTTGGTACTCCCATTGACCTAAAGCAACTTCAGCATTAACACCAGTGATTTCAATACCCATATTTAAACACAAGTCCATATGTTCTTCAACTAATTCTCGACCAACAACATTACTACCAACACCACAATAATATTTACCTTGTCCTTCAACGTGAGGTCGGTTAAATCCTAAGATTGGTTTACTAATACCTTCTTGAATAAAATATTCTTGTTCAAACCCAAACCACATATCATTGACCTCGTCACCTAACATATCTCTATGATTTGATTCATGTGGTGTTCCGTCAGGATTCATTACCTCACATAAAACATATACTTTATCACTACTATTCATCTCACGATATAATCGAACTGGTTTTAATATACCGTCAGAACTATACCCCTCCGCTTGTTTTGTTGACGAACCGTCAAAGTTCCATTCAGGTACTTCTGATAAGTCAGGAATTCCTCCTTCAATTACTTTTATCTTACTCCTTAAATTAGGTTCTGGTGTATAACCGTCTAACCATATGTACTCAATCTTTATCATCTTTTTTATTTTATTTTAGTTATGTAATACTTACCAATTTTTAATGATTTCTTACGACCATTTCTTAATGAAAACCTTGGTTTAGATGTAAGACTAAATCCTTTCTCGTTTTTGCCAAACCGAAACCAAATATCATAGTCGCTGAGATTAACTACAATAGGGTACCCAAACACTTTAATTATGTGTTGAGTACCTACTCCGTGTACCTTATAAGTTTTCTTTTGAAATGACATAATAGTCTTTAGTTGTTTTACTTTCTTCAATTTTTCCTTTATCTACCAATTCTTGTAGTAATTTTTTAGTGTTTTTATAACTATCATTCGTAATCTCCTTACAAATATAGTCAATATGAATAGGTTGTCTTAGTTTTGAAAATAACAAATTAATTTTTTGTTGATTCATAAAGTTCATTTATTTTTAGTTTTATTTCTTCTTCAGTTAACTTTTTAGTATACCACCCATAAACTTTAGACGCCGTGTTATCCATAAAAATAAACGCGTCCGCTTTAAATAATACATCTAAATTTTCTTTACCATTTAAATAACGATTGATAGTGTCGATGTCGATAAATCTTTTGTTTAACCCCATTATTCTATATATCTAACTGTTTTTTTACTACTACCACCACTTTGATTAATGTAAGCTAACACTTTTCTTTTAAAGATTGGTATTAACGTTTCCTCAAGTGGGAATATATCTTTACAAAACATTTCAAAAACAGGATTATTAACTTCCTCATTCTTTTCATATGTTTTAGAAAATTTAGATATAATTTCGTGTATTGTCAAACCATCTTGTGGTCCTTCGTAAATTAATTTCGTAGTTGTTTTACTTTGATTCTTAGTCCTATAAACTTTTTTGGTGGTATATTGCCAAACATAGACAATATTATTTGATTTGAAGTAAAAAAAACCTGTATTACTTTTAAGGTTACCCTTATTTTTTTTAACAACAATATCAACAGAATCATACACTATACTCCAAATTGATTTTGCAAAATTGAAGTAGTCAAATAATTGTGGTTGTGTGTTTTTTAAAATCTGATGGTATTCATAAACTTCCTCCTCTGCAAGAACTGGAATATCTTTAACTCTTAAATCTGATAACACTAATTCGTCATCATTGGTTAAGAATTTTTTTTCGGTATATAATATTTTGTTTTGATTAAGTAATGTTTGGATATTACCTAAATGTAATGATAGTTCAATAAACATCGGATAAACTTCCATTCGTTCCAAATGTTTATTTAATTTTTGGAAATAGTTTAATAAAACGTATTGTTTTTGTTCCGCATCTAAGATACCTTGGAACAACCAATCGGTATCCATTATGAACTCTACTTTTTTATGTCTTCGTTTCTTTTCCATTTATTAAAATATACAAAGACTTTATGAATAAATGAATACTTTTACTCGACTCTCATGA